AGATCCTCTTCGTGCTCCTAGCCCTCTCCATCGGAGTCCCGATTGGAGCAACGATCGTCGGCGCAACGGCCGAGCACTTCGCCGGCCAGGACGGTGACGAATGACTGACGATCTCATCAAGATGCTCAACGTCCATGTAGAGGGCGTCCGGCACTATCTGCATCTGCAGATCGGGAAGCCGCTGAGCAAAGACCTTGTTAGTGCTCCCGAAATCGCGCTGGACAATCTGCAGCGCGAGGTCGGCGCAGCTATGCGCGATGCTGCCCAAGGGGCGCGTATCACTGACGATCAGATCAAGTACATGGTTGACCGCTTCCTTGGCTGGACGTTGCCGAGCGATTTCAACCCAGACGGCGGTATCAGCTTCACGCCGCCGAAGCCGTCGTGTTTCTATATGCCGATCGGCACTAACCTTTTTGATGTCTTCCAGGCCGAAGCCATGGTGCGCTACATGATCGACGGCATGCCTTTCCCGGCCATCCAGGAATACGTTTCCGAAATGTGCCAATCCATTGATCACATGAAGGTCACGCCGACGCAGAAAGAGTTCGCAAAGGCGGTTCTGCGGGCAGCGATCGAGTTCGCTAACGCGCGCCACGGAATGCACGCCTCACAGAACGCGAAGGCTGCCGCGCCCTCTTCAACTGTGCGCGGAGGCGTCTGATGGCCATCACCTACGGTGATCACCTGATCGATAGCGGCGCGCACGACATCACGCCCGAGCAGGAGCGCGAGATCGAAGCCCGCGAAGAATGCGCTCGTCGCGGCCTAGACCCGGACGACGATGCGGCGGACGGCGCCCTCGTCTGGATGGTGGTAGGCCAGGAGATGCGCTACGGCATGCGCGCCTCTGGCTGCAATCATTGGCCGGGGCAGCGACGCTGCGCCGTGTGTGGCATGGGCTATGGGCCTGAGGAGCGCCGTACATGAGGCACACGATTGCCGCCAGCGACAACCCGGCCGTGCTCGGTGGCGTGCGGGCCAAGAACAATGGTCGCTACAATGGCAACGGGCGCCATTGGGCGACGCCGCCCGAGGTATTCGACCCTCTTCACGCCGAGTTCAACTTCACGCTGGACCCGTGCGCGACGCCAGCAACAGCCAAGTGCCCGTTGTTCTTTACTGAGGAGCAGAACGGCATCGAGCAAAGCTGGGCCGGTCATCGGGTGTTCATGAACCCGCCCTATGGCCGCGAGGTCTACGCTTGGACTCGTAAAGCCCGGCTGGAGCAACAGAATGGCGTGCTGACGGTCGGGCTCTTGCCGGCGTCAACCGATCTCGCATGGTGGCATGACGACGTCGATGGACACGCCGAGGTCCGCTACATCCGCGGACGTGTGCGCTTCCTGACTGACGGTCCCTATCGAGCCTCCGGCTTCTTCGCCAGTGTCATCACCATTTGGAGGCCGCTATGATCGCCGAATTACCGACAATCCCGGACGACGATGCCGACTTCACGCCTGATCTCGCGCGGAAGATCATCGCCAAATATCAGGAATTGCTCCATCGTTCCTCCGAGCTCAGTGACGATAGGGTCTCGCGAGAGGAGATGCTGGAGGCGATGCGCGAGCAGCGCATTAACTTAGGCGGCATGCATGACAAGACGCTAGCTGAGCTGAAGCGCGTTCGAGAGGTCGCCGCAGAAGAAATAAATAGACTTGAGGGCGAAGTCAGATCTCTCCGGATCGATAACGCTCGCCTCCGCGATGAGGCAACCATCCGCTCACTTGCCCAAGGGGCGATGCAGGATGACGATCCGACCGCCAACGAGCAGTGGAACGCTGGCTGCGATTTTGCGCTCGCGCACCTCTGCAAATTTCTCGGCGTTGATTTCAAGGCCGTTAGCTGGGACGCCGCGACAGAGACGGTTGATGGTGACGTTCTCGCAGTGATCGGCAACATCCTCCGCGTCAAGTTTGGTGAGGACTGGGGTCCAAATGACGCTCCCGCACTGACGGAAGGGAGCCGATGATGGGCAACGTCCAAATCGTGAGTGCAAAGCAGCTCGATGAGAAGGGGCGTTGCTGCGGTCGCAAGCCTCTGGTGTACAGGCGCCCGCACCATCGCTTCTTTTGCCATCGATGCCATGCTGAGTTCGATCCTGAGACCGGCAAGCAGATTCCGAACTGGGCCTACTACCGCTTGGATAATGATCGGTTCGAGGCTCGTACCTCTGCCGCGCACCCTTCAACCAACTCATCAAGACAGGATGGCTGACGTGAGCCGATCAATAAGCTTGCGGCACATCAAGAATGTCGGGCTCGTCGAGTGGCGCAATCGCGACTGGTGGTCTCGACAACAGGTCATGATCTGGTCGGGCGAGCATGGCGCTTGGTGGCGCCCCAATGCCGAAGGTTATACGACGCTGAAGCGCGAAGCATGGTCCGTCGATTTTCCGACCGCATATGACTACACGAAGCACTGCGGTGACGAGAAGAAGATCAACTATTTCACCGTGCCAGCTTCGTCAGTTCCGCGCCAGGACCGCGGAGGTGCGGCATGATTGGCTATTCCGATATCAAGTTCGGCTTTGCTTGGGACCTCAACGTGGCAATCTGTGAGGTGATCGAGGCCGGCGCGACGGAAAGCCGTAGCATTTCCGCTCAGGTAGCCACTCACCGGAAGATGAAAAAGTGGCTCGACCTTCAAGTTCTGCCAGACGGGTGCATTAAGCTCGTCCAAGAAAACAGCCTTCTCCAGTCTCAGTTGGCAAATTGCAATAGAGAGATCAAGCAGCTTCGGGATGCTCTCCTGGCTACGGCTAAGCCACCTGAACCGTCCGAACTTGTCGAAGTCAACATCCGTCGAATGGAAGCGCTAGCTGATAGCGCTCTCGATAGCCTTTACGAGAAGGAATGTCAGCAGCAGATGCGCTTGGCGATCTCGCTGCTTCGACAGGCATATTCCATGCCTGCACGCTCCCAACGCAGAGGCGAGTAAGCCCTATGACGACAGTCTGCCGAAAACCTGCGCCGAATGAGGGACGGAATCCTCAGTGCGGTTAAAGACGTGGATAGCTGGCCACATTGGAAGAGGAATTCATCGACGATGACCAAAGAGAACTTGCAGCAAGAGTGGGACGAGATGGTCAAGGGCACCGAGCGCCTCAAGTCCAGCGCGTTCGCTGAACGTCCCGTGCCCGGAAAGTCCTTTCCAGAAACTGGAAAAGAGATTCCAAAACCGACAACGGAAAGCGCACAAAATGGCAACGTCTAACGCACGAACGCCATCCGAGCAGGCGGCGTGGAATGAAGGTTTCAATGTCGCTTTGGAGCTGGCTGCCAAGCGCCTAGAACTTCTGCGCGCCGTCGAGGTCGTGCGCGATCTGATGCTTAGTGACGGACCTACGCGCGAGCAGATCGACGCCATGCTCGGTTGTTCGGAGGGATCGGGCAATGCCGTGGATTGATCCTGGTTGGCTAGACCGCAAGACGGCTATTGCTGAGTATCGCGATGCCCAGCGCCTGAAGGCGTGGAATGCCGCGCCGTGGTGGCGAAAGGTTTGGCTTTGGCTTGACGGAGATAGCCCGCGCGGCGCGAACCATCGGAGCGATTGGCGATGAGCGACAATGACGAGATCATCAAGGAACTCCGCGACACGCAGCGCACGTTCGCGTTCATCCAGCCCACGTTTAGACACTCTGGAGATTATAAGGCTGGCCGCGATTTGCTAAATCGCGCCGCAGATGCCCTTGCCCGCTCATCCGAGCAGGCCGCGCAAGGGTGGCAGCCGATTGAGACGGCGCCGAAGGATGGGACGCCGGTCGATCTATTTTCTCAGTATGGCCGGCGATGGTGCAATTATCGCTGGGACAAACAGATCCGCAGAGGAATGTGGTCTGACGCGGCCTATGCACATCGCGTATGGCATGATCGGCCGTGCATGTACGAAGCCAGCGTGACGCATTGGATGCCGATCCCCAGCGCTCCTGTCTCTGGATCAACGGAGGCAGCCAATGGCTGAGCATACCTCTCTGCCCTGGCGGACTAGCGAGATTGGCACACGGATGATGATCCGCGGCGCCGACGCCAAGATCGTTGCCGTGCGTCACCGGATTGACCGCCGGGAGCACGAAGAGAACTTTGAACTCATCGTCAAGGCCGTGAACAGTCACGAGGCGCTGGTAAGCCAGCTATCTGAAGCTGTCGGTCTAATCTACGATCTGCTCGGACTGGAGAAGGGATCAGGTGAAGCTGCCCTCGCCTTCCTGGAGCGCATCAACGCCTCTGTGTCCGGAGCGAAAGAGCCATGACAGTCAGATTTTCCACACTATGGTGGATGTGGTTTGGCAAGGTCATCTTTGATCTTGCTTGCATTTGGTGTGGTGTCTTTCCGCGCCATACACCAGAAGAGCGCATCTCGGAAATAGTTATCTTGGCGTGGTTCATCGTCGCAGCTTGGATCATAGCTCGATGGCTACTGCCCCAGCCCTCCTCACCGAGCACGGAGGGCGGCAATGGGTAACAACTGGCGCCCTATGGACTCTGCACCGAGAGACGGCACCCGAGTCTTGGTCTGTCGCAAAGCTGTGGCAGGGAATGCGCGAAATGCTGAGCCCGTTCGCACTGCACGTTGGAAAGATGGATCTTGGTGCAGTACTGACCCGGCCGGATCAATGTGGACTGACAGTGTTTTGCTGGCTTGGCAGCCCATGCCGGAGCCGCCGCCCGTCATCGTGCAATTCTCTAGAATCGGTATGCCCGATCATGTGTCCGGAGTTGCGAAGCCATGACCGAAGCGGAGCGAAATGCGCTGATCGAGGAATGCGCGGTCGCGGCCGAGGCGCAGGACCGTGAGGGCTACGAATGGGTCCACAATAGCCTTTGGGCCAAGATCCTGCTCCGCGCAGGCAACAATGTTCGGCTGCTTAAGACGCGGCCAATCACCAAGCGCGGCACCGAGCTGAGCGTCCTTCGCCAAGCCATCATCGACAACACCCACGGCGACCTCTTCTGGATCGGCGAAATCCTTCTGAATGAACTGGAGAAGGAAACCGGTTTTGGCGCTCATGTGGGAGATGCGCCGAAGCCAGGCGACTGAAAATAATTTTTGCGCACTGTGTGGCTAACAGTGCGCTTTGACTAACGCGGCCCTTTTTCGGATTCTCAGTTCGGAGTAGACTGTTCGCTATGACGTTACCTGATGGAATTTCGCCAAAGGCGTTTGCCACCAAATACGGTTGGTCGGAAAGACGCGTGCGTAGGAAGGCCAGAGAGCTTGGCGCATGCCGGGTTTTGGGCAATGCTATGATCCTCCTTCCCGAAGACGTTAAGGCTCTCCTAGAGGCAACGAAATGCCCCTCAAGCTCTATAGGCGTGGCAAGACTTGGCACTACCGCGGCACGGTTGCCGGCCGACGACTACGAGGATCTTGTAAGACAGCGGACCAAGCCAAGGCCGCGCGCAAGGCCTCCCAAATCGAAGAGCGCGAGTGGAAACGTGATACCGATGGAACAGAGGCGGTTCTAACGTTCGCGCAAGCGGCCAGCTCATACCGTGCCGCCGGCAAGCCGACCAGATTCCTCGATCGGATCGAGGACTACTGGAAAGACACTCTGATCCGCGACATCAAGGCAGGCGCTATCCGACAGATGGCAATGGAATTGTACCCATCGGCTACCAATGCGACGCGTAACCGGCAGGCAATTGTGCCCTGCCAGGCGATTATCAACCATGCGGCCGAGAACGAGCTTTGCCCTTACATCAAGGTGAAGCGCTTTAAGATCGAGAAGAAGATCAAGCCGCCGTTTACGCTCGAATGGGTCAACAAGTTCTGCCAGCACGCGACGAACGATTATATTGCCGCCCTCGCACTCTTCATGTTCTCAACCGGTGCTCGGATTTCAGAGGCGCTCGCCGTCGAGTGGCAGCATGTCGATTTGCAGCGCCATACGGCGCTTATCCCAAAGTCGAAGATCAGTGAGCAGCGTCTGGTTAACCTTCCAGCTCGGGTCGTCGCCGCCATCGGAAACCTGACCCAGGTTAAGGACCGGCCCGTCTTCTTCTATCGCAAGCGAGGCGACTGCATGCGGCAGTGGGACAACACGGTGGAGAATGCCAAGCTAAGGCGGATGACGCCTCACAGCGGTCGCCACGGCTTTGCAACCACCGTCCTAAGGAGCGGCATCGATGCCAAGACCGGCGCGTGGCTCGGCGGCTGGAAAAACATCCGGCATTTTATGGAAACCTATGCGCACGCGATCGAGGACATCACCCAGAACGAAGTGATCTTCGACGCAAAACTGACACAGCGCGCAACACCAAATGCAAGAAAGCCCCGTAAATCGGGCGTTTCTTGAATTAGCATCTTCCCCTGGCGAGGGCCGTGGCATATCATGGACGAGAAAGAAAAAGCTGAGCAATCAGAAGGTTATGCGAACCCGCACCATGCAGGTCCAGGCCATCTTTGGCAGAACGATGCAGGAACATGCGCGCCTGCTGACACGGGATTGACACAGGCCTGTTCGCGGCTCGTTCGCGGGAGGCCGGTATGAACTGGCGACCAACAAAGCCCCAACTTCGCGCGCTCGCTGAGTGCGAGGAAGCAGGCGCCTTATGGCACAGCGCCGGCAATCTTTGGCGCTGGCTCCGGACGCTGCCGAACGGAATGACATACCAAGTCGCCAGTAACCCGACGATCTATATCCTGAAGGAGCGTGGCCTGCTGAAGCATTCCAGCGGGAACACGGTCGTCATCACCGACAAGGGAAGAGCCACCCTTAGGAGCCAACCATGACCGCCCAACCCAAATTTAAGATCAAGGTCCCGCAGACCTTCGACCAAGCCGCCAAGCTCCGGAAGTGGCTGGAGCAGATCCAGCACAAGACGCAGCGGCCGGAACTCAGCTTCATCAGCAACCTGATCTACCAGATCAAGGGCGCGAAGACCCAAGCCGATATCGACCGGCTCCAGCCCTTCATGGCCTACCAGGCTGAGAAGCTGGCGGAGGCGCCAAGGCTCACCTCCGCAAGCACAAACTCAGCCGATCCAACCTGTTCAAATGGAAGGATGGATCGTGGCATTGGATGTGCGGAGCACGCGATCTCGACCCCTCATTTATCAAATCGCCGCTTACAGGTTTCTGACCGATGACAGAGGAAGGGTCGATGGACTGGCAAAAGCTATCCGAAAGAGACTGTTGCGATGCCCTTTACCAGATCGGCGGCGCATTGAGGCGTATGCAGAAGACGTCTCTGGCGCAGGACGCCGAGAAGATTGCAGACGCTCTTTACCCGGGCAAGATCAAACCAGCCCCTATTGTGCCGCGAACAACGACGTAACCGAGAGGCGCGGGAGGGTCGAATGAATGATGTTTTGAAAGGGGCCTGCCTAGCCTGCTTCGCCCTGCTCCTTATCGCAGCGTATGTTGAACAGTTCCCTGCTAGGCAACCCAGATGCACGTTCGACCGAAATGAGATCGGCCCGAAAGGCAACTTCGGCCAGTGGTATTGGGAATTTTACAAGTGCGATGATGGGACAGAGCGCCGCCAGATGGTAGCAGGCCCGCGCGGATAGTCGCCGATGACCGATGAGTGAGGATAGCCCATGGACCCGCACACAATGAACACCGGAATGCCTGGAGTCTGCATGATCCTCGGCTTCATCGTGATCTCTGCCGCGATTATGATCCGAGGATTTATGCGATGAGCGGATGGTGAAAGAGCGCCACTTTGATGACCGAGATGCGAGGATGAATAGATGACCCGGAGTCCAGATTATCCGCCTCACGAAGAGTGGGACAATTGCGACCACGAATGGGCAGAAAAAGTCGATGACATGTCAGATAAAGACATGCGCTGCACCAAGTGCAATTGTTGCGGCGAGCGCCAGCGCGATGGCAATGTTTATTGGCCTTCTACTTAGGGGAGAGAGCGATGACAATTGAAGTCGTTTTGTTAGTTTCATCGATCTTGTTCCTCGCAGCAGCCTTGGCGGTGGCCGGTACAATTTTTGGCGCGCCCAAATAACGCAAAGTAAGAGAAAGACAAAATGACTGATATAATTGATCGACTCGAAAATGCCGATTACAGCAACGCGCCATCCCGGTGCATTGAAGCCGCTCGAGAGATTAAGCGTCTGCGCGAGGCAATGGCAAATATCTCTCCACTAGATCCTCTAGCCGATCTCGTTGTCGGTTTCTCCAAAGCTCTTCTGGAAAAACTGCGAGCTGCTGAGGTTAAGTACGGTTACAAAAACGCCTGGATGAGGTCGGATTGGGAGATGGAGTGCCAGCAGCATCTGTCCGAACATCTCGCAAAGGGCGACCCACGAGATGTTGCCGCTTATGCCGCCTTCTGTTGGTACCATGGTTGGCCAACCGTACCGCGGTCTTGACCGAGAGGCGCGGTAGGCCCTGCCGCGCTCTTAGCTCTGTAACAATTCGTTACTACGCAGATATTGCGTATACGCGGGATTAGCGTATTATAGCTTCATCAAAACGGAGCAAACAAATGACCAACCTGCCGAACCTCTCGAACCGCGCTAAGAAGGCCCTCGATATCCTGGCTGACGGCGGCCAGTTCGTTTGCCGCCTTGAGCGCAACAGCTATACCCGCCGCGAGCAGTTCGCTTACCGGCTGCTGAAGGATGGTCACGTTGTTCGCGGTATTGGCCTCTCGGCCTTCTACGAGATCAAGGACAAGTTCCTGACCATCTGCGACCACAACACCTCCGTCTCCACCTACTACAAGCTCCGGAGCGCGGCATGAGCCGCGACCGGACCATCCATTGCTGTCTGTGCGGGGAGCTTCGGCGCCCCACACAGAAGCCCGTCGATAGCTTCGGCAACGACGCCCGGCTGATCACAATCGGCGACCATCGCGAGCTCAAGGAGGGGCGATGGGAGACATCGCCTCAACTCATTGTCAACGTCAGCATGTGGCGCAATGGCGGGACGGACAGGGGTAACACCCATATCTGTGATGGATGCATTGTCGTCGGACTACGGCATGCCAAGCAGTTCGTCGATAGCTCGCTGGCTGCCCTGGATATCCCCCAATGACGCCGACCCAATACAAGGCTGCAATAAAGGCGCTGGGACTGTCTCAGGAACGCGCCGGGGATTGGCTAGGCATCGGCCGGCGAACGTCTCAGGGCTACGCGCTGGGCGAATCTCCAGTACCGGAGCCCGTGGCAAAACTCCTACGCCTTTGCGTCAAGCTGAAGCTCGATCCAATGGAGGTAAAATGAGCGTCATCCCATGCCACCGAGGCGGACATCACTGTCGCTTCCCGGCGTGCGCCTCGGATTGCGATGGAAGGCCTGGAGCACAGAAGGCCATGAGCGAGCCAGTTGAACCATGCCCGACTTGCCCCGAGGGCTGGAAGCCGCTCGACAAGGAGCATTGCGCTGAGTGCTACGAGGGACAGATCGAGCGATTGCGCAGTGTCATCAGTTGGGTTGATAGCTGGGTGTCGAATCCGGCCAGCGCCTATTCAACGGACGCACTGGAGGGTTTGTTTGGGATGACGCGCGACAAGATTGCCGCCCTACCCCGATCATGAGCAGACATCATGGATAAGGCGTACGCGAGGAATGGACATCCGTTGAGATTCCCGACGATCACCGGGTGCTTCGCCTACTCTGACAAGCCGGTAAAGGGCCGCTACCGCCCCGTCTACTTGGTAGACAAACCGTTCAAGCCGCGCCCAGGCAAGCGCAGGCTACGTCACAGATAAACAGGGATCGTCCATGACCTACGACCAGTGGAAAACGCGCGAACCCGACTACTACGACGGCTATGATGACTACGATGCTGAGCTCGAGTGCGACCACGAGCACTATGAGATCGACGTTTGCACCGGTCGGGCTGAGTGCGATTATTGCTCCAAATCCTGGTATCTCTCGGATGAAGAGATGAACGCTGAGTTTGATCGTCAGGCCAGATACCAAGAGGAATGCGAACAGGAGGAGCGCCGACAGCGCAGGCAAGAGTTTTGGCGCAAACTGACGTTGCCCGTCCGCTGGCCGATCTTCCGCCTGTTGGAGCGCGTCTGGCCGCGCAAATCGCTATCCGTTCTGACTGACGACGAAATCCCATTCTAGGAGCCCGCCGATGGCCGAAAAGACGATGACGCTGAACCTGTCCGAGAAGGAAATGGCGGTGCTGGACGGCCTCGCCGCCGAGAAGGAGATGAGCAAGACCGCGATCATGCGGCAGGCGTTGCGCCTCTATCAGCTCGTGACCATCCGCCTGAATGCCGGCGAACAACTGATCTTCTCCGGTGACGAACAGCGCCGGATCGAGTTCATAGGGCTATAACAGCCTCTAAGCCACAACCGAGGTAGACATGAAAATCTGGTTTGATACTGAGTTCATCGAAGACGGTCGCACTATTGAACTCGTCAGCATCGGTATGATCCGAGAGGACGGTGCCACCTACTACGCTGAGACCGATCAATACAGGCCGGCCAAGGCATCGCAGTGGGTCAAGGACAACGTCCTGGTTCATTTGAAGGGCGGAGAGGCGATCAAGCCTCTTGACGTCATCGGCCGTGAGATTGTCGAGTTCGCTGGCGAAGGTCCGGAGTTCTGGGCCTATTATGCCGACTATGATTGGGTCGCTCTCTGCCAGCTATATGGCACGATGATGCAGCTCCCCGATGGTTGGCCAATGTACTGCCGCGATGTGAAGCAGCTTTGCGATGACCTCGGTAACCCGAAACTGCCCGAACAAGATTCGATAGAGCATCACGCCCTATTCGATGCCGTTTGGACTAAGGATGCTTGGCAGTTCCTTCGGCTAAAGAAGTACGAGGCCGAGATCGCCGCCAACGCGCCACGCGCCCACTAGGCCATCCCCGATCACCCTGAGACAACGAGGAAACCAACATGCCACCTACCGAAGTGGCCGACAGGTCGCCCCTGATATCTATCCTCTCATAGAAAAAAGCCCGACGCCGGTTAGGGCGTCGGGCCAAGTCTAGGGAGGGAAACAGGCCTGAAGGCTCAGGCCGAGCTACCGCCGTCACAGACATGCCGGCGGATTGGTGAATTACGACGGCTTGCCGATCAGTTCTTTCTGCATACCCTTAAGATCGCTCTTGATCTCGGCACCAAGGGCCTTGATATCCGCGCGGATCGAATCCGTCGCGCGAACGAATTCGTCCTTCTTCACGTAGTGGTCACGCCCGTATATCTCGACTTCTCGGACCTTCTTTTCGACATCGGCGATATACTGTCGCATAGCTGCGCCAACCTCTCCGAAATTGTGATCCTGCGTCTTCTGATCGGCGTCGAAGCGCCTCTCTAGGTCTTCGATTTTCTCGATGACTTTTTCGCGCTCTTGGTCGATCTCTTCTCGCACAGCAGCGCGCATTTGCTCGACAGCGCGCCCCACCTTGAAAGCTCCAAGCAACCACGTCACCAAGAACCCAAGAGCGCCGAGTCCCAGCGTCACCCATTGGTACGTTGTCATTTAATCTCCTAGCCGTCCGCCGAAGTGCTAGGATATTCCCAGCGCCCTACTCCTCACCGCTTGATGATGCGAGCCACATTTTCGAAGGTGCGCTTTCCGAAGTAAAAGCTCATCACGAGCCCAGCCCACATCGAGACATCGCCCTTAAGCGGCGGCGTTGTGCCGAGCCCGAGGACAGTGTCCCAGATCACGCACTTCGCAAAAAACACTAAGCAGATATAGAACGCGAGCTTTTCCGGTTCCCAAGGATGGCCGATCTCGGCAATGCGCAATTGCATCTGCGCCTGCGTCTCGGCTGTCTGCGCAGCAATTTCAGACGCTGCAAGGTCGGCAGCGATCTTGTTATCGACATTGCCAGCCTTCAGCTTTTCCCGATATGCATCGATCAGTCCCTTGATGACGGGACCGCCGATGAAACCGATGATGGTCTCCCACATCGGTCAGCTCTTCCCGACCGATCGCAGCCGTGCAGCGATGGTGATTGCTGAGATCCCCATCATCACGTAGGCGAGATACTGCGGATTGTTCTTCAACGCATCCATGACCTGGGCCTTAAGATCGGGATCGCCAAGCGCCGTCGCGATAGGATCGAGCCACTGGAACACGGTTCCGATGCCGGTCAGGAACAGGCCCCAGAGTACCGTGACCGAGCGGCCCATGAGCGCCCACACCTTGCCCCAGAACGTATCGGCTTCGGCGTAGAAGTTCTTGAGTGCCGGGATCGCATGGAGCACCGGGCGCAGGAACATGAAATACGCACACAGCATACCCGGCACGATCAAGATCAGCCAAAGCCAGAGCATCGTTATTTCCTTCCAAAGATCGATTTGAACAGGTCAACAAAAAAGGCTCCGAGGGAGCCTTTGGCGGGAGACGTAACTGACGGGGTTTGCGGAAGCGCCGGAGGAGGCTTCGGCGCGGTAGTAGCTCCAGTGAAGCTGATGGTTGGATCGAGTGCCATCATCGCCAATAGCAGGCCCGCGCAGCCAAGCTGCTGATCCACCTCGTTTGGATCGTAAACACCGTCCCGAACATACTTGCCCGAGACATATTGATCGGTGCCGGACCAGATGTACGGCGATGGACGACCCTTGTTCGCGTAGCCAAGCCCATTGTATTGCTCGAGCATAGTGAGCGTACCGCCAACCGACCAATCTTTGTTTCTGGCAGCGAAGGGCGCGCAGTTGACCAGCGCGTCATAGGCGCCGTCTTCCCAGGTCTTGAACGGCCCCCTGCCCTTCGGAACATGAACGGAGACGCTTCCGAGCGGATCGCCCTGCCCAAGCTGAGTGTTCCAGTTCTGTGAAGCTTCCCGCTCATGGGCGACCGCGATAAACGGCCACGGAACGCCGGTCTTGGCCGACACGGCCTGGTAGCGGGCCTTCGCCTCCGGCGCGACCAATCGCTTTGCCACGGTCGTAAAGTTCCGCGTCAGCTTGGCCTTCGCCCAGCGAGCGGTATTCGCTGCCTTCAGGGCTGCGAGATCAGGCATTGATGTTCCCGGTGAGGTTGTGTTAGGCAGATTCCGCCCCAGTTGGGCCGGAGTATGAAATGCGGAATTTACGAAAAGCGGCCAAAGCAATGGCTAAGGCCGCGATCTACTGTATGCTGGCGCCTATGTGGTTGCTGATAATCGCCATCTCGCTTGTCATTCTGGTGCCAGCGTCGCTGTTCAACGGTCGCAAGCCTTAAGGAGAAACGGAACTGTCAATCCAGGACGATTGAGCTGCCCCCTGAAGCACACCTTCGATCCGGCATCTTGTTACCGTCGCGTCATTCACGATGGAAATAGGGCTGCCATTGACAAGCAGCGCGCCAATGCTGTTGAAGGTCGCGCGAACGTCAGAACAGTGCGACAGGATCAGTTGATTGCAGGTCTGCACGTCGATCCGGATACCGTTGCTGGTCACGTCAGATGTTCCGGAGACCACGACAGAGCCGGCATACTGCGTTGTTGATCCGGCTGCATAAACCCCGCCACCGTGCCACCAGAGTCCATTGCATCCCTTGAATAGGGCTGACGCATAGGTGGCTCCGAACAGAACGATGTTGCGGAGTGCATTGACGCGGCATCCAAGCGCGCCGGTCGTCTTCAGCGATCCGTCAAAATAGATGTAATGGTCAGGCAGAACGTTGTCTGTGGTCGAGAGATTCAGATCCTCAATCAGCAGATTGGTCATCGTGGCGGTAGCGCTCGCCTTCGCTGCGATTATTGTCCCGCCAGCGACCTCGTTCTTGATGAAGAAGCCGCCGAACCGTGTCCCATCAGAGCCCGGGACGAGGTCGATCATTCCGCGGCCATAGACGGAATCGCTGTAGTTTTTGATCAGCATGGCGCCAGTATTCGACTGCCCTGCTCCAAGCCAATGCGCGCAGAAGTCGATCGTGTCGGGGCGGCTATCGAACCGATAGATACCTTTTGGGACGCTAATATGCTTGCCATTTGTTTTTGCCGCGACAAGCATCGCATTCCATGCCGTTGTCACCGTGTCGGAGCCATCGTTGACGGCTCCGAAGTCGGCGAGCGAGACAAAATCAGCCATCAGATGATCCGGATGATGTAATTGCAGCAAATGGTCGGAGGCTGAGTCGGGAGCGCTGTGCCGGAGCCGCCCGACGCCGCGGTCTGCCCCGAGACCGTGCCGGTTGACGTGATCGTCGCGGTCTGGTTTCCGGACGAACTCGCAAAGGCGCCAAGCGAGCCGCCGGTAGTGCCACTGAGGGACGTCGTACCGATGGTGGATCGCACGACATCCGAAACCGTCGAATTGACCGAAAGCGAACCGTTGCTGACCGCAAAGTTCACGCTCGGCAAATTTGCTTGTGCAATCGAGTGGCTTTCGGTGCCGCCGGCGCCTCCCATCACTGGCAAGTTTCCGTTCAGGCCAACCGACGAGAGCCGACCAGCGCCGCTATCGATCATCGCCGGGACCCGACCGCGCTGGTCGGGCAGGTTAAACGTCGTCGATCCATCCCCGGCACCATGAGCTGTGCCCATGATGGAAAAAAGAGATGCGTAGGTCGTGCGCGAGATCGCTTGTCCGACCGGAAAAGCGAAAGACGAGTTCGGAACGACGCTACCCCAATACAGCATGCCGCCGGCAAGCGGGATGTTGTACGGATTGCCAAAGAACCCGTGCAGATAAAACACGCTATCCGTGCTGTTGTAGACTGCAGTATAGGGCGTCCCTTGAATGAGAGTGCCCGATTGCAATTCAACGCTCGGCGCCGAGCGGAGCGGCTTGGCACCAAGTCCGTCCACATTCAACGTGCACGTCCCGGTTTGGGTCGTGTGCGGGGTGAAGGCGATCATCTGCCCGGCCAGGTGAGCTAGCGTGTCGAAGACCTGATAGCTGGACACCGTGTAGGCTGTCGAAGTGCCCGCCGTGACGATCGCCCCAGCAATGTCATCCCGAAACGCCGCCGTGCTCGCCATCATGGCGCGGGCGCTGTCGTTCACCGACGACGGGCTTTGGCCTTCGTTCCAGTTAACCGTCGAATCCGCGTTCGCGTTGTTGGCCGCGACCTTGCTCCAGTTATAAAACGGCAACGACATGTCGGGTTATCCTCGTGAGAAAATCGGAGCTTGAGCCAAGGAGGCGCGGAGCCTGGTCAGGTCAGGACTGCGGCGCTGGGCGTAGAAAATTGGGGCAGCCTGCGGGGGCTGGAATGTCGGCATTTGGGCAACCATGCCGCCGGCATCCGGCGCGGCCTGAGGCGCTTGGGCAAAGACCGGCTGTTGTTGCGGCGCAATGTTCAGAGGTGCGCTAGTAGCCGCTGCCGGACTCGCTGGTGCGGCCTGCGGCTGAGCCGCTGGTTGATTGCCGAACCAGGTCGCCTCTCGCTGGCGCCTCGCTGTGAGTCCTGGATCTACCTTCCCGCCTGCATGGTTGTACTGCAGGAAGATGCTCTGGGCCTTGTCCCAATCCCCAGCCTTAATGGCCTCGCCGAGGCCGGACTGTTGCCAACCGGGGCCGGCGTTATATGTAAGGGATGTCAGCGCCGCCCGGACACCCGGAGGAATGTTCGGATTGAAGGCGTCAACGCTGGCAGCGGCTTTACCTACCTCGTCCTGAAACCGCTGTTCATAGACTGCCTGCCGCTGATCCGGCGGGATGTTTTCATCGCCCGGCTGGGCTTTTGTACCGTAGCCCGAGCTATACTGTTTGTAGTCCCACGACGCGGTCGGCGCATATCCTTCCGACTTCTTGATTGCGTCGAGATATTCAGGATCAAGAGCCATGTGGTGGTTAATCCAAGGGCTGATCGTATTTGCGGTGGTCGCGTCGAATATTCACTGGCAATGGACCCCAAACGGGTATCTCGCCTCGATGCTTGGCTTCATCGCTGCGCTGGTGTTCACGGGCATGTTCAATGAACTACGGGCTTGGCAGCATAAGCGGGCGGAACGCCGCGCTAGCCAGAAGCGCGTTTGAGAGTGCCCGATTGGCAATCTGGCCGCGGGGTTGCGCCGCAAGCACCTGATTGCCGAGATAGGCCTGTACGGGACGCGAGAGCAGTGCGCGACCGGCAATCGCCGGAGCGGCCAATCCGGCCAGCGCGCCGGCAGCCGCGCCTCCTGGACCACCTGCGGCGCCCGAACTCCCACCAACGATCGCTCCGATCGTCTGCAGCATGTGAGTGACGTTGTGGCGCGGCGAAGTGCCGGATTGCGGCAACGGCTTCAGTAGCGCTTCGCCCGCTCGAGCCAGATCCGCAAAGTCTCCATTGCCCCTGGCATATGCACGGCGGTTCTGCTGGACAACTGCATTTCGAAGCTGTGATGGTGAAATCAAACCTTCAGCCGCGCCGGATCCGGCGCCGGTCGCAGCGCGTTCCAATACGATCAGATTGCGGTACTCACGCCGAGCATTTCGCAGGATTTGCATATCCTGCTGATTTCCCGTGCGGAACAGCGTGCGCTCCATCGCATTATCAAGCGCGGTCCGGATGCCTTGGAGGGCTGCCTGCAAATGAGGATCATTTGTCGTCCCTCTGGCTTGGGTCGCCAAACGGGACGTGATGGCATTGAACTGAGGGCCATCGATCCGCCCCGTCGCGATCATTCCCCGAAGATCATCAATGGTATTGGCGACGACAGGAGCGCGATTGGATAGACTCACAAGGTTGTTGTAGTTGCGTTCGACGCGCCCCAGTTCATTGTTGAATGCAGCGGTCGGCAGCACATTATTGCGACGACCGACTCCCTCAATATCACCACCGATGCGGGTAAAAGCGTTATCGATGACGTCAGGCGTAGCGCGATTGGCGTCAATGCTGGCGCGCCGCAGCGCTGCTGCAGTAAAGTTTTCGGCCTGATTTTCCATGACGCGCGCAGCTGCGCCGCCCGAGCCAGGCGTGTCACCTAGTGCACTTTCCATCCATTGCAGCGGCTTGCTGCCAGAGGATTGCCCCGCAGTAAGCGGCACGCCTTCATTGCGAAGGGTTTCTGCCAATGCTTGGCGTTCGGCCGAAGCCGGCAACGGGGTAACCGCGCGCCGCGCAACCGCCTCTACGCTTGGCGAAAGCAGCGCTCCCGCGAGCCGCGCGTAAGGCTCTGCAGCCGTACCTTTGGTGATCTGTCCTGCAGTTTCGCTTCCAATGGCGGGCAGAGCAACATTTCGGACGAAACGAGCTCCAAGCCCCCCTTCACCGCCAGCCAGCATCCCCGGGAGAAATTCCGCGCCAGTTTTGGTATATGCACCAGCAAGCGTTTTCGGGTCATAAAATGCAAGATTGCTCGGATCGTTGTTCTTGACGGTATTCAGGACATCTTGCGAAGTCGGCGCGTTAGCAAGCAAACGCCCGCCGGGCAGCACATAACTAGCGGCATTTGCCACGTTCTTCACGGTCGATGGATCAAAGCCGAGCTTTGAACCAGCATAATCGACAGCGCTTCCTAGCAAGCTGCGCGCATCGCCGACTGCACCGATTGTCCCGGCTGCGGCATTGGCGAGACCGGCGCCCGCGCTCTTTGCCACGTCCTCAGCCGTTGATGGTTTGTCGAGCACGAAGCCGGACGGCAGACCCGTGTCGGCCGGCTGATCGAGGACGAAGCCCGCAGGAAGTTCGCTCATTGTGCCGGCACCCACTTGCCGCCCTTGAAGACGATCTTGGCGCCCGTTTGTGGGTTCGTCGCTGTTGCGCCTTCCGTGACTGCCGATTTGGCTTCACTCTTAGTCGCAGCGTCACCGTTCGCCCAAGCCTCGATCTTGGCAAGTGCGGCCTTGGACTTGTCGGTCAGAAGATCGCGCGCCTGGCTGGACGTGTTCATGCCGCGGTCGCGCTGATCGTTCAGGGCATAGAGCCGGGATTCCATCAGGCCGATCGCGGTCTTGACGGCGCCCTTCAATTGGTCGGGAGACTGCGAGGCATTGAGCGTGCCCTTCCACTGCGCGATTTCATGGTCGGAAATGCCCGAGCCCTTGAAGACCTTGGCTAGTTCATCGGCGACAGCGTTCCGGGCCAAGTTGAAGTTGTTAACCCGCGGATCGCCCGTTTCGGAGTTGAAGACGTTCTTCACCGAGTTGACGGTCGGGATCTGGTAGTTGTCGAGCGCGTCCGCCTTCTCCTTCAGGTCGGCGAGATGGCCGACGACCGTATTGAGCGACGTGACGTTCTTGGCTGCCTGCCCCGACGCGAAGTCCTTTGCGGTCGCGGCCCGAGCGCCCCACTTCGTCAGGTCGAAGCCCGGCTCGTATTGGGCGGCCGCGCGCATCAGGGCTTGGATCTGGGGCGATTTCAGCGCGAACCCACTCGGAGGCTGCATGCGGCCTTCCACGACCGCCTTGACTTGTGACCGAATACTTTCCGGAAGGCTCTGCAAATATGCGTCGCCGGTGAGGCTCGGATCGCCCATCGTCGAGTTGGCGGCCGTTGGAGCCACTGACGCAGGCTTGCCGTTAATGGTCTGATCGCGCTCATTGACGAAGCCATAGAGCTCCTGACCCGTCGTCGGATCGATGCCGATCTTTGACCATTTCTCGCGGTTCGTGAATAGCTCCGGAATGATCGTCTTGGCCGCTTCCGGGTTCATCACCGCGACCATCGCCTTTGAGGCGGCGGCCTGCGGATTCTCTCCGTTTGCAAGAAGAGCCTGCCTCAGAGCGCTATACTGCGCCGTGAGGTTTTGCTGCTGTGGCGTGCTGCTCTGGAATAGCGACCCGATCAGGCTGCCGCCATTCTGGAGCCGATCAAGATAGCCGCCGCCGCCGAAGGCGGGCGGAAGTGCTTCTTGCGGCTGCTGAGCGAGCTGTTGGGCAGGCTGTTGAGCCATCTGCGGCGCCTGCCCCTGCGCGGGCTGCGCGTTCGGGGGAAGCATGCCCTGCTGCGGCGAGAACTGGTCGGCATTGCCAATTCGGGGCATCTGATAGCCGCCAACCCCGATGGGCTGCGCCTGGTTCGGCGCGTAGGTTGCCGGATCAAACGTCGCAGTATCGAACTGGCGCCCCGAAGGCTGAACCGGCTGCGGTGCGCCAGGGATGGCGTTGAACCGATCGGCAAAGGTCGCGGGCGGCGCATCGAAACCCGGGCTCGGCTGGTAGTTGTTTTGCTGCATCTGCGTTGACCGCAAGAAGTCGAGCAAGCCACCGCCCTGTCCGCCGTAGCTGTTGGAATTGTAGAGCAGGGAATCCAAGAGCCCCATCTATTTCGTCCTCAACCAAAAAGCTTCGGAAATGCCCGGCCAGTGCCGAAATTGCCCAACAGACTGCCGATGCCGCCCGCAATCGTACCGAACTGCTGCGCGCCTGACATCTGGTTCGTCGTGTTGCTCTGGCCCGTGGACTGCGAGCCGAGCCCAGCGATCGGAATACCGATGTTAGCGAGCAAGCCCAAGTTCTGGATCGGAATGCCAAACCGCTGCGCTTCCGCCGCCAACGTGGCATTTGCGCCAGCATTCGAGAGATCAAGACCGCCGCTCGCCGCGTTCAATCCAGCGCCCTGGTTCGTCAGATACTGCTGCTGAAGGCCGGAGAGGATGCCAGCGTTCGTGTTGCCGGCGTTGTAGAGATTTCCGGCCGCGCCCTGCTGGTTCTGGACGTTCTGATTGTATTGAGCCGCGATCGTCGGAGCGAGACCTTGGGTCAGACCGCGGGCCAGTGCCTGCGAGTTGGCGCCCGAGAAATCCCGACCGGCCGCGGCAAACGATCCGTTGACCTGGTTCGTGATGTCCGACGTGGCCGTGTTGATCGCGTCTTTGAACCCCGGAGTGTCATAGGGGTTGTAGTTCGTGTTCGAGGCCAGCGGATTGGTCTGATTGTAGTAGTTCTGATAGTTCTGGTTGACGTTCCCAGCCTGGTTCAGCGCGCCGCCGCCATTGTAGAGGGACTGCGCATAGTTCGACTGCTGGGGCGCGAAGAGGCCGGACGCTGCATTCGAGTTGTTCGTGATCGTGTCCAGCGCCCCGCTCTGGGCGCCGGTCAACCCAGTATTGCTGCTGGTTGCGCCGAGCTGATTGATGATGTTGCCAAGCAGCCCCTGCGTCGGCGCCCATGGCGACGTTGTAGAGCTCTGGGTGGTGCTGGATTTCGACTCGCCATCCATCACTTTTACCTTTCCAAGATCACGTATTTAGCTCGGTAGCCGAAGCGCTTCAGAATACGCTCCCAGCCTTTTCTTCCAGAAATGCGCAAGCGGCATCCTTCACGCTCTGCAAACTCTTCAATTTGTGGGAAGAATTTCACCCACTGTCTCATGTTCTTGCCGCCGCATGACGTGAATGTGCAAATGCCGTTCGAAAGTCGCGTTGAAGCCGCCGCAACTATTTCGCTGCCGTCCCATACGATCCACAGCAGCTGCTCTCCCCGAAGAATTTCAAACTCAGTATCTTCCGGGTTGCTGAGCCCCGTCCTAAGACCTGCAGAAAACACAAGCGGCTTGGTGTGGTGCCAGATCTTGTGGATCTGCTCAGGATCGACGCAGATCAACCGAGGATCGCCCAAAGGAATATCCGGCCAGTTGTGGCGCTGTTGGCGTGGGTGATCGTGAACGTGTTCAATCCGACCGAGGACACATACATGGTGCCGTTGCCGACCTCAGCCGCCGCATTGGCCGTTGTCGGGACAAGGATCGGCACAGAACCCGGAGCACAAAGACCCGTGAGCGTGTTCACAACCGTTGTTGCCGCGCTCGTCGTCAGCGTTACGGTCCCGACCGCGTTCGATCGGCCCGCGCCCAACTGTTGAATGCAAAGGTTAATCTTTGTCAGATCAGTTTCAGTGATGGCCGGCAGAAGAACGGTCATGTTGCACCGTTCGTCGTCACGTCAGGATCGACGCCGACCGTATAATTCCAGTTTGCCCCCGCCGGGATGCGGTTCTTGTAGCGGATATACCGCGCGTCTCTCATCATATCGCAGCGGCCAGTCCGGGCATTGACGAGGACTTCCGTACCCTGGATCGAGTCCGCCGCCTGTGTGTCACGATAGGTGACCGAGCCGTAAATGGTCGTCGCGTCCGTGATCGGCCGAAAGCCACGCAATGTCACGCGCCGGCCTTCCGCAGCCTGCTCCGCACTCTCCAACGTAGCCTCCATCGGAGCGCCAGCGAAGAACCCGAGGACATGCGTCAGCGCGCTGAACTGTGCGATCTGCGGTTGAACCGCGGTCGCGTAGGAATCCAGCGAAAGCGTCATCGCGTCGATCGAGGACGAGATCGTATCAAGCCCCTCGAGCGTCAGGCCCGATTGCGAAATGTCGACGAGGTATTCGCCCGCGACCGACAGCGGGAAGAACCTGTCGAGCAGATAGTCATAGCCGATGACCTTGTCATAGTTGGCCGGGTTCACGCCATTGGCCGATCGATAGGCCCAATAGACCTTTGTTGAGCGCGGATCAGCGGCCCCCATGAAGAGTTGAAGATTGCCACGATCGAGATCAGCCAAGAACGTCCGATCCACCTTCTCACGGCCGATCTGCTCAGGCACTCCGCCGGGCTCGATCTTGTGGAAGCCCTGCCCGGCATAGAAGAAGATTTTCTCGCCAGCCCGAATGATCGAATACGGCGCAAACAAACCCTTGTCCTGCGTCATGCGGTCGATCTGGAAGATCAGCGGAGAACCCGGCACATAGGACATGCGCCGGATCGCCTGATCCTGGAAGATGATCCCGTATTCGCCGCCGGCAACACCGCGGACGATGCCGCCGTCAGGGAAGTCCTGAAAGTCCGAGCTGTTGACGCCGCTCGTCCAAGTCGTCGTGGCATTCAGGCCGGACCACTGGATCCGGTACGGTTGGGACAGCAGACCGGACAGCACCAGGAAACGCCCGACGACGCTGACATAGGCCGCCTGCGGAGGAGAACCACCACAGTCCGCAAAGGCGCTCGATGAAGAGAGATCATAGACTTGCAGGACTGTATTTGCCTGCGTCGCAAACACCAGGCTGCCGAATTGTGCGAACTGCCAATTCGCCGCCTGAGAACCGTAGGTCGGGGCGGTATAAGTGCCCCCTCCCTTTGAAACGTCTGTCCAGCTATAGTTCGTGTTGTTCAGCAGATAGAGCTTGCTGGCGGTCGCTGCGAAGGTCAGGACCGAGCCGTCCGACTTCAGGGCATAGAAGGCACCGCGGCAGGCTGCAGGAAGCGCTTGGGTATACGCCGCGAACGACGGAAACGGCCCATAACCATCCCCACGCGGAATGACGTTGTTGATCGCGTGAACGCTCGTTCCCTGATAATCACTCGTATCAGGACGATAATCACCCCACTGCAGTAGCGCCATCAGAAACCGTCGTCATCGTTAGGGGCCCAAGGGGTCATCGGAGGCGTTTTTGGGGTCCAAATGCTGGAGGGATTTGGCTTGGCGGTCCAATTCGAGCCCGGCGGATTGACGGGCTCAAAGATGTCCGTATCGAACGTGTCATCGTCGAAGGCGTTGCCGTCGAATGTGCCGTAGCGAGCCACTATTGAGCCCCAAACGCCACGATGCTGAACCCGCAATCGGTTGGGGTGCCAGAGAAGTTGACGCCTCGGATAGCCGCAGTCGTCGCAGTGATCGGAAAACAGGTGATCGCGAGCGAAGCGCTTTCAGAAGTAGCAACAACAGCATACGCTGCACTGGCGAATCCGGTTGAGAATGTGATCGTGAGATTGCCGGTACTGTTCTTCGTCAGGCTCGTGACATTGTAGGACGCCACCAGCGTATAGGTGCCGCCACTCTGCGTATAATAGGCCCATGCTTTGGGCGAACTCGGATGACTCTGCTGCTGCGAAGGCGTGACAGCGTTCGTCGTGCTCGTTGCGGACTGTTGATCCGATTTCGAAGCGGCCGACACGCCCTGAATGACGGTCGAGCTCGTCCAGACGGCAAACTGCCCAGAGGTCGGCGTACCTGAGTTCGAGACGTTGCCGCCGCCGGAAGGCGTGGCCCAGGTTCCATCCCCGCGCCAGAAGGTCGAAGACGAGGCAGAAGTGCCGCTGTTCAGGTTGCCGACAGGAAGGTTTCCCGTGACGCCCGTCGAGAGCGAGACGTTCGTGATCGTGTTGCTCGATCCGTTAATCGTCTTGTTGGTCAGGGTCTGACCACCGGCCACAACGCACACCGTGTCGGTCGTGGCCGGTAGCGTCAGGGTGCCACTGGCGACTGCGCTCGGCCTGAGTAAGGTCGTGCCCGACGTTGAACCATTGAGCGTGAGACCCGTGCCGCCAATAGTTGGCGACGTGATCGTCGGCCCCGTGGCCAGCACAATGCTTCCGCTGCCCGTCGTTGACGTAAACGTCGGCACGCCGGTTGTGAAGATCGGAACACCAGACTGAGCGCTGACATCGGCACCAAAGCCGCCGCGGCTTGCCGCCAACGTTCCCGTCCAGCCAACCGTGATCGACGTGGCCTGCAAGAGCGCAGTTGCGGGAGTCCCGCCCAGCGTCAGGGTGACATTGGTGTCATTGGTCCGCGTCAGAGCGGTGCCGCTGACGATATCCGATGCAGGGATCGTTCCGACTGTGACGGCCGCGCCAGTGCTCGATTGCTTGAGATACTGCCCTGCCCCGCCCGTCGCGCTCAGGTTCGCGCCTGTGCCGCCGCGGGAGACGCCAAGCTGGCCGCTCCAGCTGAGCGTCAACGTCTGTGCCGCGATCGAGCCCGTAACGTTGGTATCGCTGACGACCGCCTGCACGACGTTCGGATTGAGCTGGGTCGCGTCGGCCGTGCCGGTAATTGCGTGATCGGCGTTCCAACTGTCGCTGTAGATGCGCGTCGAATCCGTTCCGACCGGCTTTCCAGAGACGAACGAATGGTTGATCTTCAGCGTCACGGGGTCACCCCCGAGATACGCATGTTCATCGGTCCTGCATTGAAGGTTGAGGTCAGGCCGAGGTTGTTCAGGCCGTCAAGCGCGGTCTTGAAGCCGAGGCCCCAGGTGTTGATCCGCGCGTCCTGCTGGATGTATGGGGCGGACTCCAGCAGCGTTCCATAAAGGTAGAGATCGGGCGCAAGCTCCAGCAGCCAGTTGGACGCATTGGACGCCAGCGGAGGAATGACCATCCGATAGACCATCTCAAGCGTGTATGCCTGGTCCGGCGTCGGTGCCAATTCCATCTCAGAGCCGAAGATGGTGAAAAACTGCGGCTGGCCGGTCGCGTTGCCATTCGTGAACCGGAACTCGTCCATCTGCGTGCCGGACATGAACTCAAGGCACGGCTTCCCGGTCACGCTCGACAGACGCACGCGGCGCATCGACTGGAAATCTGGAGGCAGCAACACGAACTCGGCATCGTCCACGCCAGAACTGAGCGTCGCCGACGACCGCTGCTCCATCTGCCGGACAAAGAGTCCGCGATTGAGCTTGGCCTCGCAAAACTGGATGAACGTCGGGATGCGAGCGACCAGCGTCGTATCCTGGTCGCGAGCGAGCCATTCAGTGACAGCCGAGATCAGGTCCGTGGTCGTCGCGATCCCGGCCATCAGCTACCGAACCCCAAAAAGCCCTGAACCTGGGCGCTGTCAGTGCGCAGATAGGCCCATTCCGG